GAAGGTTTTTCTTCTTTTACTTCAGTTGACATTGGAACTACCGGCATCACTGGCGCCGCTTCTTTTTCTTCTTTTACTTCAGTTGATATTGGAACTACCGGCATAACAACTGGCGCCGCTTCTTCTTCTTCTTCTTTTACTTCAGTTGACATTGGAACTACCGGCATCACTGGCGCCGCTTCTTCTTCTTCTACTTCTTCGCCTTTTTCTTCTTCTTTGCCTTTTTCTTCTTCTTCTTCTTCTTCTTTGCCTTCTTCTTCTTCTTCTTCGCCTTTTTCTTCTTCTTCTTCTTCTTCTTCTTCTTCTTCTTCCTCGTCATCATCATCTTCCTCGTCATCATCTTCATCTTCCTCGTCATCATCTTCATCTTCCTCATCTTCATCTTCATCTTCCTCATCTTCATCTTCATCTTCCTCGTCATCATCTTCATCTTCCTCGTCATCATCATCTTCGGCTTCCTCATCATCATCACCTTCGGCTTCCTCATCATCATCTTCGGCTTCCTCGTCATCATCTTCATCTTCCTCATCCTCATCTTCATCTTCCTCATCCTCATCTTCATCTTCCTCATCCTCATCTTCATCTTCCTCATCTTCATCTTCATCTTCCTCATCTTCATCTTCATCTTCATCTTCCTCATCTTCATCATCATCATCATCATCATCTTCGGCTTCCTCGTCATCATCATCATCGGCTTCCTCGTCATCATCATCTTCGGCTTCCCTGTCATCATCATTATGAGGAGGAGGAGGAGGAGGAGGATCATCTTTAACCATCATTGTTATATTAGGTTGTTCGCCTTCATTCAATTGATTCGGTTGGGCTTCTTCGGCTTTTTCGGCTTTGTCGGCTTTTTCGTTCATTTGATTTAATATAATACTATTTATTGTTTTTGTTTTATGCGGTTTTTCATCTAAAGACTGTTGAAGACTTTTTTGTTGTTGAAGATTGGGCATGCGCTTTAATATTTCGTGTAAAATATTAGGCTGATTTTTTGTTTTATATTCTGAGCTTTTCACATGTTGGTCTGGTTTAATGTCGACTTTATATATTTCACAGTTCATAATGTGTAATTTATGTTGTATTTGTTTTTTGTATATATTAGTTTAATAATTAAATAATAATTAAATTGGTTTAATTATTTAATTATTAAACTAATATATTATATTTATTTATTTATTATTGAATACGTTGATGTTTAGCAATTTAGGTGACGAAAATAATAAAGAATGTAGTAGTGGTGGTGGAAACAAAAATAAACATGGTAAAAATAAAAATAGCAAACACAGTAACGATGGTTCGCATAAATACATTGATTTTTTATATGATGATGCATTCTTAGATGAATATTTTTTATAATAAATGTAATTTAATAATAATAATTTAATAATAATAATTTAATAATAATAATTTAATAATAATAATATAATATTTTAATTATAAAAAAATAATATATATTAAATAAATATAGTCAGTCAGTAATGGTTAGAATGAAAATGTTTGGCATTATGTCGGCGCCGCAGCCGAAACAATCGCAACAATCGCAACAACCACAACAGCAATCGGCAGCCGCAAATGCAAATCGCGGTCGTCCTTATAATATGAAAAATCTTGGTTCAATTATGACAATGAAAAGTACTGGATGTAAAAGTTGTGGTGGGTGAAGGTTATAAATAAATATAAATAAATAATATAATCTAAAAAAATCTATAATATCTAGATATAAAAGTATATAATCTAGATATTATTATATAATCTAGATATTATTATATAATATAGATATTATAGATATTATATTATACATTATCATATCAATTTAAATGGCATCACACCTTACTTTTAAAATTGTGGTAATTGGAGATGAGAACGTTGGAAAAACAACAATTGTTAATTATTATACGCTTTTACCCGCGAGTTTTACCTCGACTGTCGGAATTGATTTTCAATCGCGCATTATTGCCCTTTCAGCAGAAGAAATCGACACCGCAGCCACCGCAGACGCCGCAGACGACGACGACGCAGATTCTGTTAGCAGCAGCACAAGTAGCACCACCAGCACAAGTAGCAGCACACGGCTTTTAAAAAAAATGGAAAATAAAATAAAATTGGGTCCGGCGGGTCAGGGTTACGGTAAATGCGATTATGTTAAATGTTACTTCTGGGATACATCAGGGGCGCCGCAGTTTCAAAGTCTTTCACACTCATATTATTCTAATGTTTCGGGGGTTATTATTGTATTTGATTTATCAAATCAAAAATCATATAATAATTTGTATTCTTACATTAATCGCGCGATTCAAAAAAATACGTGCATTCACAAACACCCAATTCTTGTGATTGGAAACAAGGTCGATAAACGCACGATTAAAAAAACGTACAAACAAATTCATGATGATTTGTGTTCAGACTTTCCATATGAAAAAATTAAATATGCAGAGGTTTCGTGTCTTGATACTTCCGAGAAATGTTCCAATTGCGCCGGTTCTTCAGATGTGCATTATACAATTACTTCATTTTTGCAATTCATGTATGATTCGGTTATTAAACCCCACTATTATAATTCTAATGCAATAGCCGACATAGGTTGTGCCGGAATTAATGGCACATCTAGATATTTTCGTTTGAAAGAAGAAAAAAAACAAAATGATACTGGATTTGGTTGTGGATATAAATACGGCGGCGGATTTATATCTTTAAAAAAACAGCGCGAGTGTTGTGACGAACAGTATCGGTCTAGTGCGGCGGGGTGCAACTGTTCTATTTTATAAGCGCATTGTATAAGTAATTTTAGATATAATATAATAAATATAATTAATATAACTATATATAATTAATTATATTCCTCATGGAAAATTTTGATTTCAATATTCAAAATTATTCAAATTCTGAATTAGAAGAGTTGCTTGGGATTTCCAACATGACCTATAACGCAACCGACGTTATAAGCAATAAGCAGAATCTTTGTGTTCAACTTTTATCCACGATGTCGCCAACATCATCCAGTGTAAATAATTTAGGAGTTGTTGAGCGCGATAAAATGAGTGACTTTTTAGATGCCGCATCCAAGTGTTTGATTTCCGGCTTGGCATCTACGGCGTCCTCGTCATCTTCGTTGGCTACTAACTATTATTCGCCCGCACACAATTTCCCAAAAAATACAATTATACCCGGTTCCGAATCAGATGGTCATTTTATTATTGCAGATGCATACCGCATGTCGACCACACCAAAAGGCGCCAAAGGTGGTGGTGCGGCAGCAGGAGCAGTAGAGGGCGGCGGTCGAGGTCTGGCAATCGGCGATTATGGCGCCCCGCCTGGCGTAATCAACCCCGTAAAGTATTCAACAATTGTAACATCCGTAAATATTGATTCGCGTTTTAGACCCAATTATTTTAATTCGAAAAGCACCGACTTGCACATTACTTTGCCTGAAAGAATCGACAACGTGCTGTCTTATCGTGTCGGCGCCATTGAAATCCCGTTTTATGCAATTTATACAATCAGCGAACTCATTGGAAACAACGCCATTCAAATTTTATGGGGCACTGCTCCCGAAACGTATACAAACACTTTAACAATTGTCATTCCCGATGGAAACTATTATACCACAAACGATTCCACAAACATTACCGCATCTGCATCTATTGCAAATACAATTAATACCATTTTAGATTCGAATACTGGAACGAATGGCATTAGCGGACTGTTACATTATTATGTTGACCAGATAAGTGGGAAAAGCGTGTTTGCGCAACCCACCGGTGCCACCCCCATTTCTTTCAAGGTTGTTGTAAACATCAGAAGTAACGGGATTTCAAATTATGAAGCGCCGCTATTGTCGTTCTTGGGTTGGCACTTGGGCTTCAGAAGCGCGGAATATGTATCAAATAATGGCACCGCCGGCACAGGCGCCGGCTCGGTAGTTTCAGAAGCGCTACTTGCATTCAAGGCTGCAAGTTATATTTTCATTTCAATCGATGACTATAATAACAGCGTAAATGATTATTATTCCGCCGTTTTTTCTGATTCATATGCAATTAAGAATGTAATCACAAGATTAAATATCGGAATGTTAAGAGAGATTAGCGAAGCTTCCAGCACGCAGCTAAATCGACAGCGTAACTTTTTTGGTCCGGTTAATATTCAAAAACTTAGAATCACACTGTATGATAATTTTGGACGCATTGTGGACCTGAATAACATGGACTGGAACATGGAACTCATCTTTGAATGCATTTATAATTAACGGAATTACCGGGACGGATAATAACGAACGAACGAATAACGAGTGGAATAAAATAATGTGTAGCATTTGTTAAAACTTAATTTGTTAAAAAATTGGATTTATTGATTTATATATTGTATTTTTATTATCACCAATATATAAATAAATATAATTAATATTATTAAAATGGTTCTTCACGGATTAAAACGCATATTTCAAGAATCGACCCCGAATATTTCATCAAGCGACAGAACAGAACAGCTTCGCGCAAAAACAATATATGCCGGCACCGCTGAGATGTCAAAAACAATCGCCAAAGGAAATAATAATCGATACAAGACGTACAACGGACCGTATGAAGTGTTATCTATGCATCGCGGATGTTCGTCTTTGGTGGCAAGCGCCAGTTATAAAGATTTGCTTGACATAACAAAGGGGAAATTTCTGTTGAATCAGACACCCCTGAGCAATGCCACGGAGACGTATTACGAACATAATTTTGGAAACGGAGAAATGTATGTAGGAAATTATCATCATTTTGATATTTCTAAAACCACAACCACATACGGTCCTACCGGCTGTCATAATTCAGTTCTGGTTTATGACATATCGACAACAGGATTTACGGGATCAGAATCATATATCGACGGAAAAGGAACAATTGGCATAAGCGGTCCCTCGGGAACATTTGATTCGAATCAACATATTTTTATTGACCCAAAACATTGTTACTATAGCGATTCGTGCTTGTCTTCATCTTCTTATTTGAAATTTGTTGGCATTAATTTAAGCGGATCCACTGGCAGCACGGGGGTAACGGGAACCAGCCAGTTCTATGCCCAACAAATTATTAGCAGCGATCAATATCGCGGATTCACATACCCGCTGTCGAATTTCAATATTACCTGCAAACCGTGTCCGGTGAAAATAGCACCGGCACGAGCACAAGATGTAACAGCACTAGAACCAAGAGCAAAAATTCAGCAGGTATATAATTATGTAAAAACTAGTACTAGTACTATAAAATATTCTGGTACAACTGTACTAGAATTTAGCTTTGTCATTCCTCCCGAATTACGAAATAAAAATGTACAAATAAGTGGTTCGTTTATTTTTAAATCATCACTTAACATTTTAATAACATTTACATTATCTTATGTTTCAGCAAATGATGGTTACGTGAGACATCAAATATATGATACATTCGAAGACAGTCATAAAATAATTGCCGGTTCACCAAACGATTATACATTTAAATTTGAACCATCCGCGTCTAACAATGACTATGACACTAGTGATATAAAATTAAATGCAGATGGTGATTATTTAATGCGAATTTCTTTTTGGAATCAAAACACAAATACTCCGGTGCAACTCAATGATGTTATATTTTATTTTGATATAAATGGTGGAACACCTGTGCCTTGCGGTTCAGTGTCTTTAGTATATTATTAAAATATTATTAAAATATTATTAAAATATTATTAAAATATTATTAAAATATTATTAAAATATTATTAAAATATTATTATAATATTATTATAATATTATTAAAATATTATTATAATATAATATTTTTAGCATGTGTTTTAACTCAACAACATCCATCGTTGCATTTGCAGTTAGTTTGATTTGCTCCGCTTATTTATTCTATAATGGAAAAAAAAATGATAATAAATCTGATGTGTTCTTTTCTGTGATTGTATTACTTATTGGGTGTATGCAGCTAATCGAATATTTTTTATGGAACAATCAAGATTGCGGCGGGACTAAGAATCACATGTTTTCATTATCAATCATGCTATTGTTAACTTTACAGGGAATCGTTGGTTGCAGCGTTTACTATTACTTGTACCCGTCAAATCGCTTCATAGATAATTCATTTATAATGTTATATTTTTTCGCGTACGCATGTTTTTTCATTTATTTGATGCAGTATTTGAATAAATTTAAATTGTGCTCAAAACCGTCAGAAACATCTTGCAGATTAAAATGGGCGCCATACACCACCCTGGCTCAAAACAATTTGCCGGCGCTCATTATTCACCTCATATTTTATGCGGCTGCCGGCGCTATTATATTTTTTGAAACGATTCACACAAATTTGGCAGACGTTTTTAAATACAAGTGCAGATATGCAGCGTTACCTTTGATTTTCATTTTATCCGTTATCTACATTATTTGTAGAGAGATTAACAATGCTTTCAGGCTGTTATCTAATCCATTTATGTTTTTAGATTATTTTGATGTGTTTGGTTCTATATTCTGCTTTTCTGCGGTTTTTCTCGGAATTGTCAGCGTTCTGCACATTTGATCAAATATGAAATATCAAATATCAAATATCAAATATCAAATATCAAATATCAAATATCAAATATCAAATATCAAATATCAAATATCAAATATCAAATATCAAATATACTTAGATAGATGAAACGATTTAATAATAGCCAAAGAACAACAATCAGGACAGCAGGAACAATGGTAAAAAATACAAATGGCGGTTGCAACGGAAAGAAGGTGGCACACAAACATGCAATAAAGTCTACAAAAAGCGGGCTAAGAATCTCGAATAATAAAAGTGAGATTTATGGCGTTGTAAAGCGATTAAATGGAAACACGTTTGATGCAATGTGCATTGATGATAAAGAACGTCGCTGTTTCATTCGCGGAAAATTCAAAGGCAGGGGGAAACGCGATAATATTATTGAAGTTGACAAGTGGGTTCTCATTGGAATCCGAGAGTTTCAACAAGCACCAAATGAAAATGTAATTAAAAACAGTAAAAGTAATAGCAAGGGTAAAAAAGAAATGGAAATGTGCGATTTATTGGAGGTTTATTCTTCAGGAGAGCGAGACGCATTGAAGCGAACGCACGGCATTTTTATGAAGGAATCGGAACTGTCACGCGCCACAATGACAACAAATATAGAAATGGTGTGTGACTTTGTCGATACAGACACGCTCCGATATCAAAAAATTGTATCATCATCGTCATTATCGGCATCATCATCAAATGCAATCATAAAAATGGGGGAAAGAATCGATAAAACAGCTAATAATGTGGTGAAACCGCAGTCCATGTATAGAGACATTGATGACATTGATAGCGAGGATGAAGACGAGGATGACGAGGATGAAGACGAGGATGACGAGGATGACGAGGATGACGAGGATGACGAGGATGGCGAGGATGGCGAGGATGGCGAGGATGGCGAGGATGGCGAGGATGACGAGGATGGCGAGGATGGCGAGGATGGCGAGGATGGCGAGGATGGCGAGGATGACGAGGATGGCGAGAAAGAAGACGAGGAAAAAGATGTAAATCAAGACCAAGATAATAAAGACTATTATGGAAAAAACAACAAATCAAATAAACTATACAAGGACGAAGTTAACGTGGATGACATTTAATGAATAAAAATAAAATAATTAGTAAATTATAAAAAATTGATTATTTATTTTATGTTTAATTAAATATTAAACATAAAACAGCAACAACATCAAACGGATGGAATCATCGTCAAAAACAGATGTGGTTACCTATTTAACACAGTTGACACCGTTTGAAAAATCGGCATATAGTATAGCAAAAAGTCATCTAGGTTCATCGTTCAATTTAATAAAAAGCAACGGATACTTGAAATGGATAAAACAAAAAACACAAGAAAAATAAACATAGGCAATTAGGTAGTGTGATCCGTGGTTAAGGTTAGTTTTTTTAATTCACGAATACTTTTTAATAAATTTCTTTCCTTTCTTGCAGTTTTTCGTCGAAGATTCGACATGTATTTCTTTAACTGTTTTTCATTTTTATATTTTTTTTTACAGGTGTTGCTTTTGCATTTTTTTATATATCCTCCCTTACCACCACCGTGTCCGGATGCTGTATTGCGTTTTGTTGCAAAATCAGTAAATTTATTAGCAGCCTTTGATGCAAGTTTTGATGCAGCAGTACCTAAAATTCCGGCTGTTGTGTCAGGGTTGGAATAAGGGTTTATCTCTTTGGAGAAACGACTGGACATACTCGCCGCCGTCTCTGCTGCAGTTGCACCAAGACGATTCACTCCATACATACCCATTGCACCAAGACGTTTTGCTCCATTATATGCATCAGACGCTTTTTGGAATATGTTTGGATTGTTTCCATTTCCGGTGGAAAAAGGCACAGGATTAGCATTAGTATTGAGAGGAGTAGCAGAAGGAGAATCGGGAGGAGCAAAAAATGGATTGGGTTTAATCATTCGATCAACCGCCGCGTCTGCGCGTCTGGTTATATTTGGATCAGTTGCGGCGTTTGCAACAATTTCGCCAAGGGGCTGGTTAAACATGTCTTTTATTTGTTGCATTCCGCGAAATGCGCCCGAGACTAGTCCGTGCGCTTCTTTAAAATTTCCATAATTACTTTGAAATCCGTTTACGACTTTTACAATCGCACCCATTACAGCAACTCCAGCATTGACTATTTCTACAATTTCACCGAGAGGTGGTATTGCCGCCTCAAGTGCGCTCGGTATTCCTATCGCCGCACTTTTAACGAGTCCAGGTAAAATATTTGTTATCCAATCATTTGCAATTTTTGAAAATACGCCGCTAAGACCAATTGCAAGAGTAGAAAATTCTTGTATTAATATCGCAGATATTTTCTGCAATTTGGGTTGATTTTCCAAAAGCAACACCCTTAATTGCTCGGGCGTTAGCTTGCTTACATCGGTATTTAATATAATATTCAATGTATTTTCAAGAAAAATAGAAAAAATATTTTGAAGTGTCTGACTTCCAAATAGAAAAGACGCACCCATGCCTGCCGCATCCATGCTTAGTCTGCTTACCGCGGCAATGAGCGCAATGTAAAGTTGAAACATCATTATTATCTGGTCAACTGAACCATTTCCCAAACTAAAAAAAAGGGAATTCATCAACGGCGAACCACGTTTGGTCCCATTTTTCATATCCAGCAGTTCTTGTCGCGAGAACATTTTATATTCGCCATCATCGGTGCCCTCCCCCTGACTCGCATATCGCGACTCCGGCGACGCAAATCGATTTACTGGTTTGGCATCAGAAACTCCTATAAAACTGTTTGCTGCATTTCTAGCCTGATCTATTTTTTGTTGCATATACCTTTGTGCATTGAACGATGGTGATGATTGCATATTTATTTATTTAATTATTTATAATATCACAAATACTATGATATTATATGACTATATTTTATTTATTTTATTTTAATAAATCTTCATTTTATTTCTTCTTTCTATTCTTCTATACTCTATTTTTATTTTTATTTTTATATTCAGAGTATGAAAGGTTGATTTCTTTTCCTCCCCCCCCTCCTTCTTCTCCTTCTCCTTCTCCTTCATCCCTTTTTCCATCTTTTTCTTTCTTATTTTGTTCTTTTTGGTCGCGCGTCTTTAAATCTAAAGCATAGTCATCAATGCGTCCTTTGAAAATAAATTTATTTACATTATCTTTCAATATTACCTTTTTGTTATTATTTTCCACTCCTCCTACACTACGCGGAGCACCATCTGCGACACGAATACCGCTTTTATAATTTTTAAAAACGGCGTATATTGAAGAAGACACTTTTTTGTTTTCACTTGTTGCATTTGTTGCAGCGGCGGCGGCAGCATATTTTGCACACCCCTTTTTTAATTCATCGCGAATGTCGACATATACAGACAGAATATTGTTTTCACACACGTATTTTCGTGCGACGGCATCTAATGTCCGATATGGCATATTTTGGTTATTTGAATAGTAAATAAATGCGGATTCCGGTTTGTCATAATACATTAAGATTTCGCCTCTTGGCGTTACTTCGCGAATGGGGTTACGAACGCGCAACATTTCCGCATCATCATCTTCATCTTGTAGGTTTTTTAGTTTGAGTTCATCATATTCCGCATAAAATCCGTTATCGTATTTTGTATATTCGGGAAGTTCTCTCAACTCTTTTTTCTTTATTTTATTTGTATTATTGTTGTTGTTTTTGTTTTTGCAATAAACACGCGCACCAAATTGAATTAATTTATATGTTGAATACGCAACAATTCCAAGAGAAATATATTTCAAATAACGATGCTGCGTTCCAAAAATTGTTTTAATTGAAACACCGATGCCACTACCACATTTATTACTATACTTATTAACAATATCAACAAACTGCTGTGTCATTTGTTTTTATTTTATTTTATTACTATTATACATTGTTTAATTACTTTTATATGCGTTTTTACAAAAAAGTATAAAATATAAAATACAAAATTAATTCTTTATCATTTTAATAATTTTGAATAATGCTAATACTGTGGTTGCATTGATAACAATCAAACAATTCTTTATTTTCAAGAAAAATAATATACCAAATGTTTACTTCCCACATTAATGTTTGTTTTTCTGTAATTATTTTTATGCACATTTCTTTCATTTTATCAGAAAACTGCAACAGCACATCTTTATTTCCTCCAAATACGCCCCCAGCAAAAAACCAAAAAATTTTTTTATACACATTCCAAGAAATATTATTACAATAAATATTATTAACATAAATATTCTCTTTATCAAAATTGTAATCTATATATGGATTCCATATTGAACCAATTCTTACATTAGAATATGCTTTATTTTGCGTATTCATTATGGTTTGATTGAATTGTTCATCATAATCATCATCATCATCGTCATTATTATTTTTTTTGTCACCATTACAAACCTTTCTTATTCCAAAATCAATCCACATAAACTGATTTGTATTAAAATAGTTAATTTCTATTGCTTTTTTCATCCATTCTGTTTTATTACACATAATAAACATGTATTCCAATGTATCTTTTGAACTTAATTTATTGAAATTTGATAAATGATGTTCTGAATTTATTATGTATGAATTCAAGTAACTTTCTTTTTTATCGTACAATATAATGTGGGTGTATTCATTTTCATATGATTTAATCTTTTCATACATATTTTCCTCTGCAAATATTATTTTAGGAACATTTATTTTTAACAGTTTTATTCCCCACTTACAGTAGTTTTCGATGTTTTTAGAAAAACAATTATTGCTTGACGCAAACCCAGATACAATTGTTGTCATTAAGAATCAGTAAAGAACAAGGTTTAAACTATATATATATTTAATATTTTACATTTTTAATAATTATTGTTTTTTATTCCATATATAAATCATCTCTCGATATTGGTTCTGGCGTTTGCTTTTTTTACACTCCATTGTTTGCTGCGCAGGTCCAAAAAGACCAACACAAACTCGTTCATATATTTCCTTGTTCACATTCAACACAAAATGTCCACCCGGCAATAAATGCGCATAAGTATTTGAAAAAACGGGCAAATAGAATTTTTCATCCATTTCGTCTTTTGATGCATAGCTGTCGTTATGATTGTATTTTTCTATAAAATAATAGGGTGGCGACGTAAACACCATGTCATATCCGGGCGAAATACTCGAATAATCAAATGAAACCGAATCTGCTATTTGTAATTTTATTTCACGAGAGGAATCGCAATACGTTTTTATGCCTGATGATGTGAGAAAATTAGACATATTATTGTACGCTTCATGCAGCGTCGCATTAATGTCGAGTCCAATATATGAAATATTGCAGACTGCCGCACCAACCGCGCGACCACCCCACCCGGCGCACGGGTCCAATATTCGCGTCGGGTTATATTTGGCATAAACTTCAATCGCAACAAGCGGTCGAAAAATATTAATGGCGCTAATGCATATATTATACACTTCCTTCAACACAATGCACTCATTTTTCAACCCGCGCGCGTTTTTTGTCGTCTCATAATATGTCAACATTGTTTGAATGAATTTCTTTTTTTTAAATTCATCAATATTGCAGACAAAATCATAAAAATTTATATTATACTTTCCGCGCGTTTCTAATCTTTCTTTGAATGTAAAAAAATCCACAACATTGTTTCCAACTCGGCACCTTTCATTGAATTCTATTTTCAAAGTCGAAGATGAAGATTTCATCGCATTCGCCGCCATATTTTTCAACAATTCATAATCCTTATTTGCGTCTGCTTCACTAATGCACTTTATTTTATTAGCTATACTATGTTTCTCTTCATCCGTAAAAGTATTCCCGCTTTCATTCTTCACATTCTTCACATTCATTATTGCGCATATTATTTATTATTTATTATTATTTAATACATTATACATTAAAAAAAAGAAAAGGAAAAGCAAAGGGAAAAAAACATTTTTTATTTTCTTTTTTTTTAATCTTTTTATTTCTTTTTAATCTTTTTATTTCTTTTTAATCTTTTTATTTCTTTTTAATCTTTTTATTATACAAATCACCAAACACCAAACCAAACCCACTCGGAAATAATGGCTCCATTATTCCTCAACAGCGGGAGCAGCAGCAGCAGCAACGGGCTGAGTCACGCGGGGGAGGCGGCTCAGCGAACACTTCCAGAACCAAGGCTCGTCGTAGACGATGTTGACTTGCTCGCCCTTGAGAAGTTGTTCGCGAAAGTTCTTTGCACTGGGATTGTTGTGATTCCACTTTGTAAAGTGAACAAAGATGCGGACAAAATCGACACCCGTATCATCCTTCTTCTCGACGACGTCCACGCCATCAATGTAGCCAAGATTGAGGCGGCGAAATGTCTCAAACACGCGCTGAGACCTGATGTTCTTGAAGGTGCGGGGAATGCAAATGCTCAGCTCATTCTCCTTGGGAGGAGGAAGAGGAACATGAGTAGCATCAGAACTGACGCCATATGTCTTTGTTGCCCTCCACACTTTTGCTTTTGTAGCACCAGCACCAGCACCAGCACCGGCGGCGGCAGTGCCGAGCTTCTTCTTATTATTATTATTCTTCTTTTTATTCTCAACCGTTTTCCATGGGGGAGATGATACAGATGATCCAGATGATCCAGATGATGATGAAGGAGACGATGACATTGTTGATTTGGATTGAGGATTGAACCGCTGCATATTCTTACAAGGAAATAAAGTTTTCAATTTATATTTTTTACATTGATTTTCAAAACAAAAAAAAAGAAAAATTGGAAGTCTGTGGGGTGTAAGTGTAAAAATAAAAATAAAATAAAAAATCTAATTTACATTTTTTATTTTAATCTCCGAATTCGTCTTCGGAGAAAACTGCATACGGCGAAGAAGGAATGCGGGGTTCTGGAAATTCATCTTCTGGGAAAACATCATACACGCTATTAAGCGGCGCGTTAAGCGGCGCGTTAAGCGGCGCGTTAAGCGGCGCGTTAAGCGGCGCGTTAAGCGGCGCGTTAAGCGGCGCGTTAAGCGGCGCGTTCAATGGTGATAATGGTGGCGCGTTAAGCGGCGCGTTAAGCGGCGCGTTCAATGGTGATAATGGTGGCGCGTTAAGCGGCGCGTTCAATGGTGATAATGGTGGCGCGGATGCTGGAGGGGCACCAACAATAGCAGCGCCTATATGCCGAGACACTCGGATTTGTAAATTCATGAATGTAAGCAGTTCGCCG